CTTAGCTATAATGCAAGCAACAGAACTTGAAATGCCAAACGCTTTTTATGGACTTGGATTATCCAGTCAGGCTAACATCTATGCAAAGATTCTGTCATTCATTGAGAATCACGAATCTTTTGAATGGACAGAACTGGTTAGAAACTTCCACCTGGATGTAGACAACATCCCTCAGCTACGAGGTTATGTTGAAATGGCTGAACAATCTGGAATACTCAAAGCAGAGAATTCTGCTACAACTTGCAGGTATACCACAATTCGTAAGAAACAAAAGATTCGAGATCCAACATATCTTGATAGAACAGTATTTAGGTTGATGGATAGAAATGTTATTAAAAATCAAATGGAGAAAAACTAAATGAATTCATATGGAATACTAATAGTGCATTCACATAGGGCTTTTGATGCTGAGAGACAAAAAGAAAACAATATAGTTTTTGTAGCTCATTGGGCAATAGATGAAAATCTTTGGTATATAATTTCTTGTGAATCAGAAGAAGATCGAATTTATACATTAAAATTGTTAGAAGATATAGAAGATAAAAGAGCTCAATATGCTCTTGGGTTTGCTCATGGACGTAAAAGTTTATTAAAATCAACTGAAGAAAAATAAGGATAATCTAAATGAAAAATAATAAAAAAATTTTAAAGTTTCTTACAACATATATAAAATATTTACAGGCTGAACAAAAATATTTATTAATGTTAAATGTTAGTTATATGCCTGAGCTGACTACAAAAGAACGTGAAATTAGAATTAATGCATTTAAAAATGCCGAAAATGTATTTGGTTTATTAGCTTTATCAAATGGATTTAATTTAACAAATGTTAATAGAGGAAACTAAATGACACCAGCGACTAAAGTACTCTTTTTCGACACAGAAACTTCCGACTTTATCAAAAAAGCTCTTCCCGCTCATGATCCCGAGCAAGCTTGGACAGTACAGATCGGTGCAATTCTTGCTAGTCAAGAAGAAGAATTTGATCAAATGAATGTCATCATCAAATCTAACGGTCGTTCAATGAATTATTATGCTCAAGAAGTGCATGGTATCACCATTGAAAGAGCAGACACTGAGGGCATAGACGAACTTGAAGCGGCTGAACAATTTGGATTAATGCTTCGCCAGGCAGACCTAGTTGTCTGTCATAACTTTTCCTTTGATTGGAATTACGTTTACCAGATGATGGAACGCAACCTTGATAACCTAACTGATGAAGCGAGAAGTGCATTTTATTTGGATCTTCCCAATCATTGTACCATGAAAGATAAGGCGGTGGTAAAAATGTGTGGACTGAAAAACAAGGCTGGCAGACCAAAATGGCCAAAGCTAACAGAATTGCATGAACACTTATTTGGTGAAAGATTTGATGGAGAACATGACGCATATGAAGATATCAGTGCAACTAAGAGATGCTTTTTTGAATTGGTGAATAGAGGAATTGTTACTCCGAACTTAGAGGATTGAAATGACTATGGATAAAATGGTAATGTTATCTTACTTGCGAAGCCCCTATGGTATTGATGAACTTGAATTACGTACAGCAAGATTACAGGCTGCTAATGAACTTGAAAGGCTTTATAAGATTGAAAAAGGATTGAAAGATCTTGTATCAAAAATAGAAAAACATAATAATGGAGTTTAACTATGCAAATTGATCCTTGTCCATCAGAAGAAGATTATGATCCTGGTTTTTCATTACGTGCAATTGAATGGTCAAAATTTAGTAAAAGAGTCTTCAATCATATTGAATCTTATACTGTGCCACAATACGGTGACAAAGGATCAGATCAATGTTCGGAGTTTAGCGAAGCTGACTTTATTACCCAGATGAAAAAGTATCTAAATCGTTATGGAAAGAACTCTCGTGAAGGCCAACAGAGACTTGACCTGTTAAAGATTGCTCACTATGCAGGGATGCTTTATGCAAAGCTAAGTGAGAAAGAACAAGAGATTGACAAGATAATTACCCATTCAATATGAGGAAAATAAAAATGTACTACACACAGGAATTTCTAAGAAGTGAAATTGAAGTTCTGAAAGAAATAGTGGATGATATTGGAACTATTGCCTCAAACATTAAAGCCGGTGCAAATGCCAGCAATATGACATTCTTAGAGAAACGTGGATTACAGTCTTTAGTCGAGGAGATTTATGAACGACTTCAAAAATACGAAGACAGGCACAATGATGTAGTAAATTTTCAGCTCAAGGAAGAGTAGCTAAGTTTATGAAAAAACTAACTGAACTAGACTTACAAAATGCTTTAGATGAATGCGAATTATTACAGTTCAAATCTCATGGAGACTGGCTGGCTGGCATGATTAAAAGATTGAATATTACTCTTGGTCATGTAGTAGAGAAGAAACTTGTCAAAGGTTTTCCTAAGCCTGCAAAACAAACTGTGATTAAGACTGGCAATAATGTTGAACCAGAAGTTCCATGCATTAGCTGAAGTGATTAACTACACCTGGAGGGTGTAAGGAGAAATAAATGAAAGTAACAATAGAGCAAGAAATAACTAAATGTAGAGATTGTTTCCATGCAACCAATTCTTCGCAACTACATGACTGTCCATTTACTAGTGCACCATATCCAACTATTTGGTACTGTAGAAAGATGGACAAGTACAATAATATTATTCATGATGAAGATAAGATCAGTGATAAATGTCCTTTAAAGGGAAAGAATTAACTATGCTTGGAGAATAAAATAATGACAATAATTTCGTTCAAATCTATAGTGTTACAAAAACTCCAAACTTATTTACTTTCTCGGGAAGCAGAACCCATTAGAGATGCAGCCAACGTAATAATTCCTAATGGAGTTACAGCGGCAGCTACCATACAAGCAATTAAAGATTGCATTAAAATAGTGGAGAATTGTAACAATGAAAGCACACTTGAAAACACTTGATAGAGCTGGTATTTATGCTCCGTTGCTTCGAGAATTTCTTCATAAAAACTTAACAGAGGCTAGTATAATTTCAATTAAGGAAAAGATTAAAGTTCTCAATTATCAGATACAAGTTTTATCTAAAATAAAAGCACAGTTAATGAATAGACCAAAGAGAGAAGAAATAGCAAAAGATTTTATAATTGATCCCAGAGAGGATTTGTATAATGATTTAATAACAGCTTTAGCTCATGAAGATGGAGAATGATATTATGAACTACTGTGAAACATGCAAACACTGGAAGTTTCCACATAGAGAATATGCTTTAGACGATGCTATAATCGGAGGGGAATGCACACACGAAAAACTCTGTGAGGATTGGGGGAGTAATAGTTACAAAGTGGATGCTTTGGTATATTCTTATTCTGAAGGTGGTGATTTCTGGACTGGTCCAAAATTTGGCTGTGTACATCATGAGGAGAAAATATGAAAATCATCAAACCATCAGTAGAATTCTTTGGAGCAGTACCTACAGAATATAATGCTGCCCTTAAGTTCATTGAGATGGCAGGAAGAACTTGCTATAAGTCAGAAGACAAGATTACTGAAGATAGTGCAGAAGGGTTTGTCAAGAAGCTGATCAAGGCTGGGCATCTGGCTATGGTTGAGCATTCGAATTTTGTGGTACGAGCTAATAACAATTTCACTCCTGCATATATTGCATTAATGACAGAACAGTTAGGAAAATATATTAATGTTAAAGTATGGAAAAATTATATCTATGTAGGCGGTAGTTTAACAGCATGGGCGCAAGTAACTATGGAAATTAGATACGCTGCAGTGCTTATGCCCTTTGTAGAATTATATGGAGCATTGTTTGATCAAAGCATGCTGGCGTTGCAGTCATCTTGGGAAATTTGCCCTCATGACGAAATCCCCAAGGAACTCCACAGGTACAGCGCCAAGTTCATTTGTGATCGTGGAGTCAGTCATGAATTGGTTCGGCACAGACCATGCAGCTTTGCTCAGGAATCAACCAGGTATGTGAACTACGGCGGCAAGAACATGGAGTTTATTGAGCCAAATGGATTTGAAGCTTGGGATTGGTTTGCTCAAAGTATGTTTTGGCAATTATGCGAGAATGCAGAAGATACTTATAGACAACTTCTTGAAGAAAACCTCAAACCTCAACAAGCCCGGGCCGTCCTGCCCAATGCTCTGAAGACCGAGATCGTGGTCACAGCAGATGCTGCTGAATGGGCGCATATCAGGAAGCTACGAACATCAAAATCTGCTCATCCAGATATGCAACGAGTAATGAATATGATGCCTTGGGAAGAGTTTTTATAAAACAAAATTGCCAGAACCCACAATGTTTCGTAGGTTCTGGCTTTCTTGTTACTGCACCGTATTTGTTATGTCAAAATATCTTTTCAATATCACCTCTCGTTGCTGCTGCAATTGTCCAAGCCTTTCCCGAACATTTGTTGTCTGTTCAATCTTTTTCAACTTATTAATTACTGCCTGATTTCGATTGAGAGCACTTTGAAAATTTTCATGCAATTTCATTTGCTTGAAGCCATTCAGGTTTGAATTCAAGAAAGTTCGTTTGTCTTCAGAATTTTCAAGCTGCCTCTTGAATAGCTTTACCTCTTTTCCAATCTTACTAAATTCTTGCTCGTTGTCACTCTTCTTATAGTCAGCTCCTCTTCCCCAATGCCAATAATACAACTTACCCAGTCCTGGTATAGATTCAATTATTCTAGCATGATTAAAGTTCATTGTATCACCAGCTATATAATTATCATAAGTTTCTCCTACATCCTTAGTAGCAGAATTAAAAAATCTAAATGGGGGCATTAATTGACTAGCAATTCCACTGCCTATCCCCTCTTGACTAACTTTAGTTCTAATATATCTAGAAGCTCCACCAAGAACTAAGAAATTCTCAATTACATTATCACTAAACTTTGTTTCTTTGCCTAACATCCAATCTTTAATCTCATCCGCACCAGCATTGGCAAGTACTAATAAA